TTCCCCCGTCCGAGTATCGACCTTGTATTTGTACAGCCGCGCTTCCTCTGCGGCGTGCTTGCAGCGCTCGTGGATGACGATGCGCTCGAACGACCGAAGGAAGGCTATGCCGTCCTCGACCGACCCGCTCCACTTCGGAGCAGATGAAATATTGAACCCGGCCCGCTTCATATAACTCACCGTCTCCGGTCTGGCTGAATCCGCGAAGATAGGCCATTTCCTCGATTCCGGGACGCGATCGAAAAGCTCCGGAGTTTTGTCAATGTCGATTCCGATACCATACGCTTCATGGTCAACAAACAGCGTCCGGTCAATAACAAAAGCCCGAACAAGCACAGTCGGGTCTTGGCTGAATCCCCAATCTGCCCCATAAAAAAACCTCTCCACATCCGGAGGGGTTTCAAATGGACGGACTTCCACCTTGCCACGGAAGATAACTGCATCGGAAATTGTGCGTGTCTCGCCTTCCCATATATGCCGATACGCGTCAAAATCAACGCGCTTCAAATAGTCCAATTCCCTGCGAAGAACATCAGGAAGCCAGGGGTTATTACGCCATGAAACAAACTTCACAATAGAATCTGGTGGGGGATTGACAACAAACCTCTGATATGTCGGGTCTGATTCTTCAATGGGGTTGAAGGTAATCCAAATTTCCGAATCCTTTTCCCGTATCGTTGGAATCAAGACCGACCATGATTCTTCAGAAACAGACTGAGCTTCTTCCACCCAACAAATGTCAATTCCTTCTGTTGATTTTATTTCCTGCACATTATGGCGAAGTCCCTTAAAAATAAACTCCGTTCCATTTGCTCCGATTATCCTAGTTTTCTGAATATCGTAAAATTGAGTCAATCCCATTGCATGTATTTGTTCACCCAAAAGCTTATGGACTGAATCCGCAATGGAGGATTGAATTTCACGGGCGCACAACACCCGCATCCTCCGTTTCAATCCTTCAAGAGACAAGGCTCTCGACACGGCCCATGATTTCGCTCCTCCCCTGCCTCCGTAATACACTTTATACCTTGCCTGTTTGAAAAGCCCTTGGAAGGCCTTCGGAAAATCAAACTGTATCTGCTCCTTCTTCTTCCGATATTTCGTCTTCTGAGTCAATGAAATTCACCACAATCTTCGGGGGAACAAGGGGGGAACCGTCTACCCCCGTTATTTCATGTCTTTGCCTCCAATCTTCTTTTTCCCTGTTGTTTAGCCAATACATAATTGCCATTGTGTCCGGTGCAAGTTTTTTTGTGAACTTCCTAATCTTTACTGGTTTCGGATTTCCCTCACTATCCAATACCACACTTTCTTCTTTTTCTTCCACCATCAATCCTGTTGCCCTTTCATACAGGGATTTAATAACTTTGGCATTCGCGATAGTCTTCCCTTCGCGTGTGGATTTGTCCAATGACGGGTTTGTTTTACACCACCGGATAAATGTTCTGCATGAGATTCCAAACGCGTCAGCAATTTCAGCGTTCGTTGCCCCCTTTACTGCAAGCGACCACGCCCAATCATCATGGTACTTACTCACATAATCCGACAGGCGAGACAAAGCTAATTTCCTCCCAAATAGTCTGCTGCCCAATATTCAAGTATCTGCCATCTATTTTTATTCGTGATAGTTTTTTCTTTTTCCGCTTTCTCTATAGCCCTTTGAATCACCTCAGCAGACTCTTTTGGGATATACGCCGACTTGAGCAAATCTCTTACTGATACCCTTTCATAGTCCTCCACGTCCTCACCCAAATGTTCTAGAACAATTTCTGCCATTTTCGTTAAAGCCGTATTCATAGCACGGATGTCATATTCCTTGTTCACACGTTTCACGCATTCTGTGAACAGCTTGATATTTTCTATATCTGCTACATAAAGCTTCGAATAGGACTCATTAAGTTTCTTGGCGCAACGCTCAAACGTGTCCAATTCGTAACTCAGGAATGTCACCAGAATCGTCTTAATATCCACGTCAAACACGATGTCTTTGATTGCCAGTTTATCCAACTCATCATTCAGTTCCGGGCTTATATATGCTTCGAGTTTTTTCTCCGCGTCCTCAATCATTTCGTAAATCTCTCTCACAATCTGCTTGTTGTCCTCGCCCTGCAAACTGTTATGCGCCAACTGTTTCGCCCGAATGCTATCCCTGTCCAAACCCGTATCATCGAGGATAACAAAAATATCCGTGACCCCTGCTGTTCTGCACGCGCGTACCCTATGATGCCCAGATACGATTTCGAGACCGTTTTCCGTCTCCGCTATAAATGGCAAGCTTTCTAGCCGATTGTCCTTTTTTATGTTCGATGCTAGGCGGTTAAACATATCAGCATTCATGACACGAGCGTTCAAATCTTGCTCCCGGAGTTCCTCAATATTCACCTTGCATATTTTTAGTCCACTTCCCAAATCCAATACTTTTTCCATTTTCCTGTCCTCCGCTATCGTTTCACTTTTCCCCATTTCGACAACCACTTGCAAACACAATCCCGATACGTGTCATCACGAAAATCTCCCTGATAAATTACCCTAAACGTCCCGTCCTTTAACTGTTCCCTGTACGTGAGCTTCATTACACTACGATCGGTCTTCCCTTCCCAATAAGTCGTAAGCGAAGATGTTTTGATTCCCTTGATTTCCCTGATTCCAAGGGAGTACCTTGCTTCAAGGAACCGCTTAAAATCACCGCTTGTCAGACACATCATAAAGAGCTTCCCCAAACGCTTATACTTTATCGAACTCCTACTAATACCAAAAACCTCTCCAACGTATTCGCTCTTTAGCGTAAAAACATCACGCATTGAAATGCCAATAGTAGTGTTCACCTTTCCATCAATGAGCATGAGAAAATATCCCTCTGCGAGGGTTGTCCCAAGCTTATGTACAAACAAATCCCTATAGTACAAGGCTGTCTCCTTATCAACCTGGACAAATTCAATTTCAGTGTCCTCAGTAATATCCTCATCGCTATAAATCGGGAAGATCTTGTGAGGTTTTCGAGGAAGCGCAACCGCGTATGTATTGTTCCCCATTTTATTGCTCACCACATAATCAGTTCTATCAATGGAGTAGGGCTGTGCATAAACCGTCTGCCATTCATCAGGTATCATATCCAAGTTTTTTTGAGAGTAGATAAACGCCTTGCACTTTGCGTCAGAAAGGGTCTTGATAATTTCCTCGTAAAGATCAGGATTAAACTGGCTGATGTTTGGCTCATTCCAAGAAATTCCGCTGTTGGCAAACATCTTTTCATACCCACCCTTGTATGTAGGGACGTTCACAAAAATGCAAGCTTTTTCATCATTCTTCGCGGCATTTATAACATCCCACATATCCTCGATGTCATATTTGCACCCACTCATCTGCTGAGTAAAAACCGAAATTTTCTTCTTTATTGATTCAAGGTACTTCTCCTGATTTAACAGGATTTCCTTTCTCAAATTCATTCCATATTTCGATGAGGTTGCTATTTGTCCATACTTGATTGCAAGCATGGAGGCAGACACAATGTCAATTTCACTACTCCCAATGGGCTGAATCGGACTTCCGTTTTTGATTCGGAGTTCTTCCACATTTTTACTTTCGTCAAAAAGATACCCCAACATAGAACTAAAAAGGCAGATATCAGATGTCACCAGTTTTTCAGCAACACCGCCATGATTAATATAGGCTTGTGCCGACCCAAACCTTCCCGCACATGGCATATACACAATTGCCGGATTTTCCTTCAAGATACACTTCGCCACAAAATCTCGACACGGGGCTGTGGTCACTCCTTGAAAAATTTGGCCTATAGGCACTTTTTAATCCCCCTCCCTTAATTCACGGCAAAAAAAACCCCGCCTTTGGGCGGGGGATACATTTTGGTCCAGCGATCAGGACTCGCACCTGAATTTCAGACCTGAAGGTCTGCGTCTTACTTTAGACCATCGCTGTCTATTTTTCTTAAAACAGAAACATTTGGAGCCTTCCCGACAGGGCTTTTTTCTCCTTAAACCTTACCTTTGAATCATCCTTAAGTTCTATTATACTTATCCCAAGACGCTCTGCAACCCACTCCGCAAAATCAATTCTATGGCAATTCTGAGACGGGTCTCGCACATCCTCAAAACAAGTAAGAACTATATCCTTCCCTTCTGCCCATTTTTCAAATGATGCAAGCATCGCCCCAATTTTCCACGCACCTATTTTTTCAAGCTTTGCCCTGTACAGGCGAGAAAACTCCTCATGGGATTTTCC